TAACGATTTCAAGTGCCAAGGATGTGGCGCACAGTACGAGTCAAACAGCACAGGATTACACTGCTCTCATTACTTCACACGAGCAAAGAAGGGTATCCGCTACGATGGCATGAACGCTTTTGCGCACTGCTATGGTTGTCACCAGAAATATGGCAGTAACCCTGATTACTTTTATCGTCATTATATTGACACCTATGGCGAAGGTGCGCTTGAGATACTGCGAGAGAAAGCCGAAGACATAACGCTAGGCAAACGTATGAACAAAGAGCAGAAAGAGATATCTAAACACTACAAAGCCGAGGCCGAACGTATGGAGAACGAACGAGCCTCGGGTGTAGCAGGATGGTTAGAGTTTACTAGTTGGGATTAGGATTCCGCTGTCTAAGAAGCTCAGACATCATTCCCTCAATATCTGTAGCTCCTAGCTTGCCAGCGGCACGCTCTCCAAACCGAGCAGTCTGTTTAACAATTGGAAGCTCAGTAAGAACCGCCTGAGGTGGCCGCTCACCTTCTAATGCTTCAACTACTGTCTGACCAATATCTATTGGTCTATCAATAATGATTGGAAGCGAGCCTTCAGCAAGCGTATACAGAATGCCGTTTTCTTTTATCTGACCATACTGGTAATCATTAAGTCCCAGCGTATTGGCTGTTAACAAACTCGCCCAGGCATCGCCGTATCCACGAATTAATCCGCTAATAGACATATCGCCATCACCAAAGATGCCCTGTCGTATTTCATTAATGACAGCATAACCACCCGCACCATACATAGCATAACGCCCAAGGAATTTAGCCGCCTCTTCTGGCTTGCCAGCTTTAATATTGCCGACTACTTCACGCAGAGCTAACGCCTGTTGTTTAACCACAAAACCACGCAGTGCCCATAACGGACGAAGGTTCGGGTTCCTTGCCCATGCCGCAGGACGACCCGCCGCACTAATCAACTGTTGTTGACCTAATCCAGCAAACATTAACTCCTCAGCAAGTTCAGAGCCTTTGCCTTTGTACTTAGTCCAGTCAGTTCCATGTCGTTTAAACTCACGCTCAAGAACAGAAAGCTCGGCATCGTTAAAGTAAAAACCCCAGTTCTTTGCAAGATTTCCAGCTTCTGCATCATCAACTGCACTACGCAACACACCTCGCATTACGCCTTTTTTGCCTACTTGATCCATTACGGCAAAACCTGACCCCTTCATTAAGAAGTCTGTGCTATTACGCATTAGCTCGGCAGAACGTGCCATAAATCCTTGATTACTATCTGCAAGCTCATTTGTCTTGTTGACGAATTCACCAAAGGTTTGGTTATCAAGACCCAGCTTTTTAAGATCGGGATTAGGAACCGACTTAAATGGTTTTAATACTTGCAAGCCTTCAAGCACTGCACGACCACCATACTTAGCACCAACAAGTGGTATGTCTGCTAAGTTTAAGATGGCAGATAGCGGGCCAGCCAAAGTAGTAGCGTATGCTCCAGAGTTAGCCGCCTGAATCAACGGGTGCGGCGTCTTCTGCTGTCCCATAATGGAGTCAGTAATTTTATTAACTGCATACTGAGCGCCATCATTACTAATGCCCCGCTGAGTAAATGAGTAGAACAAAGCGTCCATAAATTCATCTGGGCTAAGTGCTTTTTGCCCGGGCCGTCTAGCAATAACATTGATGTCAACGCCAAACTTATCTTGCAACTGAGCTAGTCGCTCCATCTTAAACAGCCGTTGCATATCTGTAATGATTGGGTTGTCGTACTCTGATGGATCTGGAACGTTGCCTTTCTTGTCTACGTATGACCCACGAGTTCTTGGCTCGTATGCCCTATCACCAAACATCTTTTCTATTTCGGTGTCTGTAAGGCCGTCTTCCTTTAGCTTGTTGATAAACTTGTTGTTGCGTGTGTGTAGATAGGTGATCTCATCAGAAAACTCACCGCCAAATACCTTCTTGTTTAGGGCGCTATTCTTTTCAAAACTTACTTTGAGATAAGCTTTCAGGGTATTCATTTGCTGGGTATTAAGATCTTTAGATAGTTCTTTTTCTAACCGAGCAAGTGATGCTTCTCTTGTTTTTCCAAGCTTGCCAGCGCCATAGTCAAGTAATGCGCCCTTTGCTCTTGTGCTGTTGTTAATGGTTTTAACTACTGGTACTAACGCTTCGGCTAAATTACCCAGGGATTTATTAACATTCCGCAAAGCTGTTTCGTCAGCGCGTTGGAATCTAGCGCCAATCTGTGGGCTAACAACACGCATTAGCTCATCTGATACACCTGTAACTTTGTCGTTATAAAAGTTAGTTAGTGCGCCCGTAGCACTTTCCCAGAATTCACCAAACGTCTTAGCATCCGATAAAGGTTTGCGTGTGTATTTAGGTGTATCTACTTCGGTAAACACTTCGTCAGCTTGGACTCTTTGTATTGCTTGGGTAGCCGCAAGATTTTCTGGGTCAAGAGACATATCAGCAATTTCATCTGATTGAGTACGTAACCCGCCAGAGGACGATGGCATTGTCGCAACGCTTAACACTTTTCCGATAGCAAAACCGCCAAGACCACCAACGGTTGCGCCAGCAAGTCTTTCGTCAAAACTCTCACCAGCACCAAAGCCATACACAGCACCTTCAATACCAGCTTGTTTACCTATGCTCTTTACACCTACCTTTGCAAGACCGCCCGCAACACCAAACCCGGTAGGTATAGCTCCTGCAACTTCAGCAACAAGTGATGTTCCGGGTTGAAGCGCATCAAACCTCTTTTGCTCTTCACGAATTACCTTTAACTCTTCTTCGTAATCACCCATAGGTTTTGAGTGAGCGCGCATAACCGCTTCTAGCTCATCTGCAAAACCAAGAGTTACACCCTGAGCAATAGATCGAGAAACACCAGCAACCCTTTCTCGTTGTCTTTTCTTACGATTTGCATAAGCAATCTCAAAAAGCTCATCAAAAGTTGGGTCGCTTTCTGAATCTTGATAATAAACACTTTCACCTTTAGACAATCGTTTTTGAGCATGATCTTTTGCTTTTTTAACAATTGATCGTGCAACCGGATTAGACATATCCCAGCCTTTCCCAGGTTCCATTTCTTGCATATATTCAATTTCAGAAGAAGAAAGCGTAGGAACCATTGCTGGAACCTCAACCTCTTTTCCATCAATCTCAATGCCAACGGAAAACTCAGTCATTGTGCCGCCAGTGACTTTGTTTTTTATAGGGCCAAGATATCCTCTTGCAGATTTTTTACTGCCATCACGCCGATACATTGACCGGTCATTGTAGATTGCTTGTAATAACTCAGAAGAATCAACCATACAAACTCCTTAACTGCCTCTAACCGCTTGAGTTCTTCTAAGCCTTTGCATATCCCTATAAGTTTGCTCTCTTTGCTCGGCCTCTAATCGGTCGCGCTCAACAAACATACCTTCAACCGCTTCATAAGCATCATCACGAACAGACTCTTTATTTAACAATTCATCAATTTCTGACTCAGAAGGAGCTTTGCCATTTTGCGTATACGTCTTTTTAACCCATGATCGTATTAATGCAACTCGTTCATTTGTTACTTCTTCAAGCCGTTGCTCTCGCAATTGGAAAGCGGCTTCTCCTGAAGTCTCAACGCCAGCCTCTTCAACTACTTGTCTAATAATGTTAATTTGCTCTAGGGCTGGAATGTTTGGTCTTAGCATATACTCGCGCTTAAGAGTATCTACAATATCCCTGTATAACTCCCGATCATCGCCAGCTTCATCCATCATTGCCGCATTGTTTGCACGCTCAACAGCATCGTATACAGATTGGCCAGCAAAGACTCCCTCAAGCCCAGAAACCTGAAACTTCTTAAACTTAGCAAGGTATGTATCAACCGCTTTCCCTGCGTTTATTTCTGCAACAGGTTCAGATGTCTCTTGTTTTCTTCTGGCATTTCTAGCTTTAGCAACGGCTTCGTTAATTAGTTTTACATTAGCTCTTTGTTTAGTTCGATCATTAGCATTTAACGTGCCACCATCCGCAACTTTTTTATTGAATTCTTTTATTTCAGCAAAAGCATTTTCTACGGCATCTAAGCCTTCAAAATAGTTTGCGTTTGCAGGATCACTTAAAAAGTCTATAGCAGTAGCAGAGGGTTGCCCTGTTTTAAACGACTCTGATATCTCATCAACTGCTTGGAAGTGATCTTCTACCCCTTTCTTTATATAAGTAAGGTGCCTGTCATAAAGAGCTTGAATTTTAGGGTCTGTAACTGACTCCATTCGATTAACCAATGTTGCAAGAGGGTCTGTACCCCCAGAACGAATAACAGCTTGCACTGTAGAGTCAGCCCATTGTTTTTCCTGAGCTTCTGCAATTAGTCTTGCTTGATCTTCTGCGTCTATTTCGTCAGCAATTTTTTGTTGAAGACGACTAGAAAATAACTCTGTATATCCACTAACTGGTTTACCAGCCTTTTGAGCAAGATCAACCATTTGGTTCTGCAAATTAATAGCCGCTTGCTCGTCTATTGCATCCGATGGTCTAGCCATCATTACTTCAAATTGATTTTCAAGAACCTGCATTGCTTCTGAAAATTCAGCATCTAACGTTGCTTGCTCAGACGCTTCAATAGAAGCTTTTGCATTTAATGACTGAGCTTTTGCAATATCGTACTGAATAGCATCCTCTGAGCCATATTTCTGAATGAACTGCTCTCGCGTCATTCCAGATGAAACGGCCTCTGTTGCCGCAATCTTTGTGTCAGATCGACTTGTTGACCTTGCACTGGCAATGCTTGAAAGCGTACTGCTTAAGATTTGAGGATCATTAAGAGCAACTGCCTGCGCTTTTACTTTGCCTTCAAGAACTGCACGTTGAGTATCAGATAGTGCTGGGTCACTAAGCGCCTCAAGATCCTGAGTAATTGCCATTTGAGCATCGTTAATACGCTGGGTATTACGCAAAGAAGCCGCGTGCAATGTGTATTCAGGATCGCCAGATGCTGTACCTAATCGTTCATAAATATCAGCAAGTGCTGATGTATCGCCAGATGCTTGAGCTTTAGATAACTCTTTAAGCATACCTTGCGTCTGTTCTTTCTTCCTTGATGCTTCAGGAAGACCGCCAACTCTTTCACCTACAGTAAATAAACCTTCAGTAAAAGATGGCTGTGTTAAGGATCTAACAAGATCTCTACCAAAACGTGCCATCGTTAATCTCCTTAACCTATTCTAGGAAGTCCAATATCGTACTCAGAACCAAGTGCACCGCTTAACAAACCAGTTCCAAGTGCGCCAGCAAGGTTTGCCTGACCCAATGCAGAAGCCAATAGCATATCAATGCCAGATGCTCTTGCCTCGCCAAACAATCCAGCGCCATAAAGCTGTGCTTGTTGCTGTTGCGCCGCCGCAGTTTGCCCTGGGGACAATGCTCTGAGAAGTTCTTGCTGTGGTAGATAAGCACCTGCTAATGCACCCATACCAAGCTGTTGCTGTCCTGCTTGTAGTGCTTGCGATCCACCCAACAAACCTTGACCTGCTTGCATAGCTTGTAACGCTTGAGCCTGTTGAGCCGCGCTAAGACCCTGCGCTTGACCTGCAAATTGAGTGCCAAGTCCAGCATACTGTGCACCAAGTGCCGCTTGTTGTGCTTGCTCTGCTTGAGCTTGGCCCATAGCACCTAGCATCGCTCTGCTCTTTGCTTCTTCCTGCGCTTGAGCTAAAGCCAATTGTTCAGGGGTGCCACCATATTGTGCTGTACGTACACCTAAACGACCTTGAGCCGCCAATCGCTCTTCTAAACCAAGTGCCTGACGCTCTTCTTCTGGACGCTGTGCCGCTCTCATGCGCTCATAAATAGCCGCTTCACGATCAACGGTTGGCATTCCTGCTTGTTGCATGAATTGACCGCCAAGGCCAAATGCTTGCGTAGACGCCGCTCTAGTAGGATCCATGCCAAATACTGGCTGACCTATCATTCCTTGACCTCTGCCAAGAACATCCATGCCGGCTTGCTGTAACTGACCTGCGCCGGGTACTGGCTGGCCTAGCATTTGACCTGCTTGACCAAACAATGCTTGTGACAATGCTTGTTCCTGCGGCGAATAAGCCATAGTGGTAGACAGTTGGCCTGTAGTTGGATCTATACGAGTGCCAAACGTACCACCTGTGCCAGTAGTAATTGTGTAAGGACGGAATTGAGCCTGACCTATTTGCTCTTCAGCAAGTTCAGTGCCTAATCTAACTCCTCGCTCACCAATATCACCAAGCTCGCCATAAGCGCGAGCAAGCAACCCAGTACCTGCACCGCCTAGCAGGTAATCAAAAATATCAGCCATTAGTACGTACCCCCATCAATTGTTCCTGTTGACAGAGTGCCTGTGAACGTCAGTGCAGGAATTGTTACTGTGCCTGTAAACGTAGGGGAAGCAATGTCCGCCTTCGTAGCGATAGCCGTAGAAATCGCGTCAAATTCTGTTTCAAATTCAGCGCCCTTAATGATTTTGCCGCTGTCACCGGAAGGTAGACTGTCTTTAGCGGCAAAGTCTGTGGTCTTTGTATAGTTACTCATAGTACTTTACCCATTAGTGCTAACACGTTGATCTCTTGGAGAGACAAACCTGATCCGTCTATGTCTGCTTCCAACCCAATAGTAATGACACCGCCACCGCCTGTCGTGTTAATTCCACGACGTGACGTAAGATCACCACCCGTAAACTCTGCTGTACTGTTAAACTCGCTTTCGTTGAAGTAGCCAGTTACCTGATTACCTACCGTAAACTCTGAGGTTTGAAAAAATGTTCCAAAGTCATACGCCCACTTTAAAAACATAATCGCGCTGTTTGCGCCAACAATCGTAGGGCGTAGCTTTTTTAGTATTTTTAATCGAGAAGGATCACCAAAGGTAAGGCCGGGGCTGTAATACTTAAAGCGATATGGCTCGCCATTGTCTCTATAGCCTGTGTACTCGCTAATCCCATTGCCGTTACCAATGTACAACGTGCCATCTTCAAGGCGTGTGTAAGCTGTAAAGCCAGTGCCAGGCCATCGAGTTACACGATAAGCACCGCCCTCTACTGTACCTCTAACATCAAAGCAGTACGTAGTATCTTGATTAACAAAAGTTAATAAGTAAAAACCATTCTCTGGACTGTAGACTGTTCTAAAGAAGCTAATCTCGTTTTGAGTAAGATCAATGATGTCTTTTGTGATGTTGTTAGACAGGCTTGTAATAGGCATCGACTTTTCTTGTATTGTTCTGCCAAAGCTTTTTAAGCCTGTTTGCGATAAGAACAACACGTCTGTGCCCGTATACTGAACAGTATCTCTATCAACACACCCAACACCTGCTACGGTATCCGCAAGGGACATGGTGGCAGGAGCCTCTGCTCCCTGATACACAACAATACTGTGCTTACCAAAAATAATTAGTAAGCCATTGTGTGCCGCCAGCGCCACAATCTCGTCATGGCCGTCAGGCCATACCTTCGAGATATCAATGGACCCGCTAGTACCACCAGACCAATCATGCCCAATAAGAAGATCAGACCAATAAACAGTAGATTTATTAGCGCCAAAGTCTGCCACCCATAATCTGCCATATGCGGCTAAGACTTCGTTGCCATATATCGCGCTAGTAACACCAGCCGCGCCAGATACTGTACTTAACTTAACTACTGAACCACCTGCATTGTCATAGACGAGCGGCTCATAGCTACGCTGGAAGAAATAGATCTTGTCGTTAAAGTTGACCATCTTCCAGTTGTCTTGAGTAATGGTGTAACTGCCGGGAGTTTCATCGGCTAATGTTGTAGTGCCGCTAAGAATCTTGTTGTTACCAACAGAAAATATCTTGCTGTTACCAGCATCATCCCGAAACTCTTTGATGGCTCTAATTTTTGCAGTTCCAAGCTCAGTCTTAGTCGTTGTAATTACGTTATAGCCTTTGCGAGACGCAATACGTCCACGCTTGTCGATGACTGCATTGTCGGCAACATCGGCAAACGACGGATCTTGTGACAGCGGAGAATCTTCTGTATTGATTCCCTTGAAGGCTGGAGCTACAAGATTAATACTTTGTAGTGGTTGAGCCATAACTACCTCACGCCGTATAGAAGACTACTTCTTCTGGATGTTTTTGTGCGTCTAGCGCAATAGCATCAGACAAATACTTATCGGCAATAGCAAAGTATTCAGGTGCCGATGTGCCTCCTGTCTCTCCACGCTCTCTAGCTAACAAGGCAATAGCCATGTGAATGACAGGCATTGACGGAATAGTCATAGTGTCATCGTTAGCAGATAGGTCAGCCGCGCGTTTTACGCAGTTAAAGCGAATAGTGTATGCCTTATCAGGGGTTGGATAGATGTCTATCTGTGTATCGCCATCACTGTCTACGCCGTTGTAGGTGTAGTAAGTCGGCGCACTCTTTCTTGGCTCAGAAATCAAATAAGCTTCATCAAAGAACGTAGCCGTCTTGTACTCCATAAAAAGATTAGACGTATCGTTAATTACGTTAAGTGCCTTGATTCTGTTTTGACTGCCCGTGAGCGTATAGTTAAAAACATCTTCCGTTGTAGTAATGGTCAGGGTAGTTCGCAGTGCCGACCAGTCCCAAGCATCCTCCACCATACGCTTTGCGTCATTAACAAAATCGCCAACCATCTTGGCGTATGTGCTTTCTTGTACCGACGTTACCTCTTCTTCTCGAAGCCGCCGCAGTACGTTGTTTACTATATTTAGATAAGTCATTACTTGTTCCTATCCACTATTAATCTAGTTAGCAATCCACCCATCATATCGTTGGCTGTTTGCGGCAATACCAAAGGCTGTATCTCAGGTAGCTGGTAGTTTATTCCTGCCATAAATGGGCTAAACATACCACCAGCACCACCACCGCCACCACCACTTACTTCTGGAGGCTCTTCAACGCCAGAAGGTAAACACTCACCCGTTTCTGGATCTTTTGTAGTGCCTTCAGGACACTCCTCTTCAGGTGCCTGGCATCCAAATTCTGAATCGGGTCTTGAACCGTCAGCACACTCAGAACATAACGGCCAATCTACTGCGCCATTTGCACACTCTTCAGCTTCAGGATCGTCAGATACAGCAGAAACACACTCACCATCGGCATTTCTAAACTCACCCTCAGGACATTCTTCTGGCTCTCCATCATCTACAACAATGTCAGGGCAGTTAGTACCTTCTGCATCTTGTTTTGGAGTTACACCGTCTTCACACAAGCCAAAATCAGGCTCAACCGTATCTTCTTCTTGAGTACAAACACCACCAATAAACGTCATGCCTTCAGGGCATTCCGTACACTCTGGCGGGTTAGTAGCGCCATTAACACATGGCTCTGGCTCTACAACCTCCGTAGGAATACAGACACCATTTTGAATAGTTCCTGCTTGCCCATTAATTTCACATGAGTCGCCTTCCATAGGTCCGGTAGGTGGCTCAGGCTCTGGCTCTGGCTCGGGTTCTGGTTGAGGCTCAGGCTCGGGTTCAGGCTCCATTCCTTTTTCAGTACAAACGTCATCAACAAGGATCATTCCTTTTGGACATTGCGTACATTCTGGATAGTTTAAAGCGCCATTAGGACATTCATCTTCTGGCATTTCTGGCACGCCAATTTCGCCATCATCAGGCGGTTCAATTTCGTACTCGGGCTCAGGTTCCGGCTCTGGATCTGGCTGTGGTTCAGGCTCAGGTTCTGGCTCAGGTTCTGGCTCAGGTTCTGGCTCAGGTTCAGGTTCCGGTTCAGGTTCCGGTTCAGGTTCCGGTTCAGGTTCCGGTTCAGGTTCCGGTTCCGCTTCCGGCTCCGGCTCCGGTTCTGGCCCCGGTCCGGGCTCCCGTCCCCGTTCACGTTCA